AAGCGTCTAAGTCTATGAAGACAGGTACTGACGATGCTTTGGATAGAGGGAAGAAAGTTACCTTTGTCCGTAAGTTTGAGACAGGTAGAGATTGGGATAGTGGTGTACCTATTGTCCTTAAAGAAGACAACACACGTTGGGATTATGAATCAGATGGTCCTATCGGTAACGGCTCTATCGTTGAGGTGACACTTGCAGTGTACGACATTAAGAAGTACGGCAACACTGGCACTAGGCTTGAGAAGGTAAAGGTCATTGAACACAAGCCTTATGATCCTGACGGAGATGAGGATACCTTTACTGCTCCCCCTAAAAAGGAGAGTGCTAATGAAACGGTCAGTGACGAAATACCCTTTTAGACTTAAAGTGAGAAACCTTGAGGCTAGGGAGTTGTACACCCCCAAGTATAGCCTCAAGGTAATCCCTGACAAGGCTAAGAAGGTGTTCAGAAAAAGAAAGCACAAAGGATTGATTGATGAAAAAGATTGACACTCTCGTTAAAGATATCTACAAGACTGTAGAAGGTAAGGGTGGTTGGACTTCACTCATAGGTGAATCCTTTGGCAAAGGTCTAGCGACTACTGCTAACCAGAGGTTTTCTGAACCACAGAAACCTAGAGGCTACCTCTCTCTGTCTTCTGTCGGAACTCCTTGTGATCGCAAGCTATGGTACAAGATTAACAAGCCTAAAGTAGGTGAACCACTAAGACCTAATACCCTACTGAAGTTTTTCTATGGAGATATGATAGAAGAGTTGGCTCTAAGTCTAGCTAAAGCGAGTGGTCACAAGGTTGAGGGTATGCAGGACAGGTTAGATGTTCATGGCGTAAAAGGTCACAGAGATGCTGTAATAGATGGCATGACAGTAGATGTTAAGTCATGCAGTAGCTATGCCTTTAAGAAATTCAAAGAGGGGAGACTTAGAGAAGATGATCCATTTGGGTATATATCGCAACTTAGTTCCTACGTCTATGCAGGAAAGGATGATCCACTGGTCACTGACAAAACACAGGGAGCTTTTCTGGCAGTTGATAAACAGAATGGACATGTTTGTCTGGATGTTTATGATTTCTCTAAAGAACTAAAGAAGAAGGAGAAGGAGATTGCAGCAACTATTAAGATGGTAGGGGGCAAGATACCGGGAAAAAAGCTAAAGGCCGTTCCTCAATCAAAAACAAGCGCAAACAAAAAACTAGGAATGGTTTGTAGCTATTGCGAATACAAGCAAGATTGTTGGGAGAACCTTAGAACTTTCATCTACTCCTATGGACCTGAATACTTAGTAGAAGTGCATACTGAACCAAAAGTACCAGAGGTGTTTACATGAGCAGAACAGGTAAAGCTAAAGGTAGGCTAGGTCAACAGGAGATTAGGGATAAGCTGTTAGAAACTTTTCCAGAATTTCAAAAAGGTGACATAAAGTCATGTATTATGGGAGATACTGGTGAAGATATACAGTTTTCCCCTCTAGCTCACAAGAGATTACCTTTAGCAATAGAAGTGAAAAGACGGAAAAATGAACTTAAAACAGTCTATTCTTGGATGGAACAGGCATTTAAGCATGGTCTAAGCCATAATGGAGAACCTGTAGTAATATATAGGTCAGATAAAAGATCTTGGGTTGTAATGATTGGACTACAGCACTACATGGATTTACTTAGGGATTGGAAAATAGATGAAAAGAAAATTTAAAATCTGGGCAGTATCAGAAGGTCCTATTAGTGTAGTAGATTTAATTAGTGATGAAGATTATGAGTTTGACATTCCTGAAGAGGGTGAATATCTTGTAGTCTGTAAGGTAGAAGAAGATAGTACGTTAAGAGAAGAAGAGTTTTGGTTTGCAGAAAAAGAAACTGCGCTTGAGTTTAAGAATTTTGTTGACAGTAAGATGGAAGCAATAGAGATTGTAGATCATGGATTATTTGACTACAAAAACTCTGGTAGCTGTTGACTTTTAGTATATTTGGAGTATAACTATGGGTTTACGTTTTGAAATAACTTTAGAGGTAGATGTAGATGAATCAGCTAATTTCTTAGAGGTTGGTGAAGACACTACCTTAGATGTTGTCAAGGAAAAAATCCTAGATGGTTTATACGACATTGACGATATGGAAGTAACTGAAGTAGATTTAGTGAGGAAATTAGATTGAATTATGACATGAAAACTTACGGTAAAGAAGTAGAGAAGTTAGTTATAACCTCTCACAATACCAGACTTATAGAGAATGCGTTAGGTCTTGCAGGGGAATCAGGAGAAGTAGCTGAGAAAGTCAAGAAGTTATATAGAGATAGTCAGTTCTCTAAAGAGGATGTAATTAAAGAATTAGGAGACGTACTGTTTTATGTTACAGCTTTAGCAAATCATTTGGGTTCAGACCTTCAGTCAGTCGCTAATGCCAACATCAAGAAACTACATGACAGGAAAGACAGAAACAAAATAAAGGGATCAGGAGATAATAGGTAATGCCAAACATATTTACACCTCAACAAGACGAACAATTTATAACACCTTTTAGTCCTATTATAGGCTACAAAAAACTATCTCCCTCTTTTGTAGAAAAACTTAACAATGCTATGAACGATAAACTTGAGGATTGGTCAGATACTTTAGTCGGAAAAGTTAAAGAAGAGTTGAGGTTTCCAGAGGAGTTAGTTAACTCATTCTTTGAGGAGATGAAAGATTTTATAATGAAATACCAACTTCATGCTGAACTGTATACTTCTATGGGTGTTAGAGGTTTAGACCCTAATTCTGACTATAGTATACAGGCTACAAGTGGTTGGTTTGTCAGGCAGTTTGAAAACGAATATAACCCTGTTCATATTCATCCAGAAACTATGCTGTCTTGTGTTGGCTATCTTAAATTACCTAAAAATATAGAAAAAGAGTGGGAAGAAGATTACAAAGACCACCACCCTAGTCATGGACACATACAATTTATGCATGGAACTTCTGTTAGTTATACAGCAACTAACTTTATGTTTAAACCACAAGTAGGAGACTTCATTATCTTTCCTGCACACATGTTTCATACTGTGTATCCCTTTAAGACAAAAGGAGAGAGAAGATCTTTCAGCGTAAACTTTACCGTACACTCAAACCCAAAGGAGATTGCAAAGGATGAGTAATTCACTGCCTACAGACTATCAACATTTTATTGCTACCTCACGTTATGCACGTTGGATAGACGAAGAAGGAAGAAGAGAAACGTGGAGTGAAACAGTAAGTCGTTATGTAGACTATATGGCAGAACGTACAGGTTTAGACACAGACACAACAGAAGAGATCTGGGATGCTATACACAACCTTGAAGTTATGCCATCTATGAGAGCCTTGATGACTGCAGGTAAGGCATTAGACAGGGATAATACAGCAGGTTATAACTGTAGTTATCTTCCTGTTGATGACGTTAAGTCTTTTGATGAGGCCATGTATATCCTACTGTGTGGTACAGGAGTGGGGTTCTCTGTTGAAAGAAACTACATTAACAAACTTCCAGAGATACCTGAAAGGCTCTTTGAGAGCCATACTACTGTTGTCGTTAGTGATAGCAAAGAGGGTTGGGCAAAGGCTTTCAGGCAGTTGGTAGCTTTGTTATATGCAGGGGAGATCCCCTCTTATGATACCAGTAAGGTAAGACCTGCAGGTGCTAGGCTGAAGATCTTTGGTGGTAGAGCATCAGGTCCTGCCCCCCTCATTGATCTCTTTAAGTTTACCATTAACATGTTCAAGAGTGCTGTAGGTAGAAAACTCACAAGCTATGAGTGCCACAGTATTATGTGTAAGATAGGTGAGATTGTCGTAGTGGGCGGCGTAAGAAGATCAGCGATGATAAGTCTTTCTAATCTCTCTGATATCCGTATGCGTCACGCTAAGACAGGACAATGGTGGGAGACTGCACCACACATGGCACTCTCTAATAACTCTGTGGTATACACCGACAAGCCTGACTCTGAAACATTCTTGAGAGAGTGGACTTCACTGGTAGAATCTAAGTCAGGTGAGAGAGGTATCTTCAATAGGGTATCTGCACAGAAACAAGCAGAGAGTACTGGCAGGAGAGATCCTAACTACGACTTTGGTACTAATCCCTGCAGTGAGATCATATTAAGACCACACCAGTTCTGTAACCTTACAGAAGTCGTAGTAAGAAACGAAGATAAGGATGAAGATTTAATCAGGAAGGTTAAGATTGCCACTATCTTAGGCACTGCACAATCTACTCTGACTAAGTTTCCTTACTTGAGAAAGATCTGGCAGTACAACACACAGGAAGAAAGACTTCTTGGTGTTAGTCTTACTGGCATCATGGATAATATTCTCACTAACGGAAAGCTAGTGGATATGGATAAGAGACTAACAAACCTCAAGCAGGTAGCTATTGACACAAACAGAGAGTATGCAGAAAAGTTTGGGATACAGCCTAGTACTGCTATCACCTGTGTCAAACCTAGTGGTACTGTGTCTCAACTATGCGACAGTGCGAGTGGCATCCATGCTAGGCACAGTGAGTACTACATCAGGACTGTTAGGGGTGACAACAAAGACCCACTGACAAAGTTTATGATTGATCAGGGTGTAGAAAGTGAGCCTTGTGTAATGAAACCAGACACTACTACTGTCTTCAGCTTTCCAATGAAATCTCCCAAGGGTTCTAGAATGAGAGATGATATGTCAGCCCTAGAACAACTACGAGTGTGGATGATGTATCAAGAATGGTGGTGTGAACATAAACCCTCTATCACCGTTACAGTTAAGGAAGACGAGTGGTTTGATGTAGGTGCATTTGTTTTCAAGAACTTTGACAAGATGTCAGGTGTATCATTTCTGCCACACTCTGATCATGTTTATCAGCAAGCACCATATCAGGAGTGTACAGAAGAAGAATATAATGATATGATTTCAAATACAACTACAAGAATAGATTGGAGTAAACTAAAAGATTTTGAGAAGGGTGACACTACATCAGGAAGTCAGACAATGGCCTGTAGTGGAGATTCTTGTGAGATCGTAGATATAGGAGCATAGAATGACAGTAACAATACATGCCCAAGAAAGTTGCAGTATGTGTGGCAACTACTTAGATGATGACTTAAAGTGTTATGAGTGTGAGGACTGTAATCCAAGTAATCCTTCAATTAAGGATAACTTCAAGGGTAAGTATGATCC